CATTCCGTAGTGGAGATTTTATTGTTTACAATACAAGACATACCTTTAAAGACACTCGACACGATGTTGCGATGACAGTCTTTAAGTTAGAGAAAGGCCCAAACGATGATTGATTATTACGGTGACAAAATGCGTTGGTTTATTGCTGACGTGATTGATGCATCTCCTCCGTATGGATATGAGGGTCGTGTACGTGTGCGTATACACGGGATACACAATCCATCTACCAGAGAAGTAAAACAGAATGACCTACCTTGGGCACAAGTAGTATTGCCATCGACTGAAGGTGGAGTATCTGGATTGGGTACATCACCAAGACTAGAAGCAGGTGCATTGGTGTTTGGATTCTTTATGGATGGTAAAGAGTCTCAAGTTCCTTTAGTCCTTGGGTCTCTTCCTCGAACAGAGTATCCTAGTACGGTACAACAGAGTCTTGCTTTCCAAGATCTGCTTGAAAGAGTTAACCCTGATATCGATTTTTACAACCTATCGATTGCTGCTCTTGACAGAGATGATCCTGCAATTGATGACCTCGAACCAAATCTTGGTGATCGAGATGCAAGACTGTCGGCATCTGTCAAGTTCTTTATGTCTAATAACTACACTCTAAAACAATCATGTGCTATTGTTGGTGTAATCAATCAGTTGAACTTCGGATTTACACTAGGCGAAAATCTTGTGAAAGGCACTGGATTGATGATGTGGAATAATGAAAGACTCGCTAGACTCAAGGCGTTTACTGGAGAATGGATAAGATTCACTAGTCAATTGTCGTTCATTCTATATGAACTAAATACTACACACATTGAAGCAAACAGTAGAATTTTAAATTGCGATGTTATTGATAAGAGTAAACCCAAGAATCTTCCTGATATTCTCAGTCGTTATTACGCACCTCACAAAGAAGACTTCGCTGGATCAATACAAATGGTATACAATGATTTCAAAAATTCGGATGGTAAGTAATGTCTAAATCTATTGATACAATTAATCAGGCACTAGCAGCAAAGGCAAAAACGTCTGAACAATCTCTTAATGAAATTCAGAAAAAAATTAAGAAGGCACAGGACGTTAAAACTGCTAAAAACGTAACTGCTCTTGGTATCAAGGTTGGCACTAGTCTTAAAGGTATACAAAGTCTAGACCAAATGACAACCACGGGTGGTAAATCCACAGCAGGACAGTTGGTCAAAGTAACAAACCAATCCGATTTTGTTCCTAGTTTTGATCTAGTTAGTGTAGAACATACTGGTAGAATGAATGCTCCTGATTCTGACGGTAGTGGTAATTATGATCCTGTAGACTCAGATGGTACTGCGAATACGTCACAACCAGAACCCGCATCCAAAGAACCTAAATCAGGTCTTGTACTGGGCGTAGACATTACTGGAGTAAATCCTCCCGAAGAAGCGATTGATATAGTTGCACTAGGTGGTGCGGCAGTAGATCAATTAACTACTGCTATCGGTATATCAACAGATAGAAAGGTAGAGTTGATAGAATCTATTGCAAGTGTCGCTTCAGAAACTTCTGCACAGCCAGGCGGTGTACCTGATTTATTTTTAAAACAAGTTCGTGCAATGAAGGATAAAATTAAATATCCGTTTGCAGATGAAATGACACTAGATTACTTTGCTAAGTCTAAACTTTATAATAGTCATGGCACTCAGGTGCACGGAATGAGGATTAAAAAATCTGAAGGATTTATTAATAGTGTATTGTTACATATAATTCCTCCCCACAAATTGGACAAAAGAGTTGCTGCCACCATGTCGGTGTGGAATAACATGCCTGGCACTGCTCCCAAGCACTACTTTAGATGTTGGGTATCTGAATTTCCGGGCAGTGATCCCGTAATGGGGTTTAAATTTAAAGGAGAGGGCGCTCCCGACCCAAGTCCTGTAGAATGGTTATCTGGAGATCCTAACCCATATGGATGGGCATGGACTCATGACGATGAGATTTTTACAAGAACTGTAGAAGAAGGCAGTATTTTCACTCAAGAACAGATAGATGCCGGTGTTCCGCAAAGACAATTAAAAACGGGAACAGGTCGAATTTGGTGCATACCTCAAGACATGGGAAATCTTTATATAAACTTCGCTATTACTGGGCCTCCTTGGGCAGGGTTTAGCTATGACTTCAATGATGATGGGGAGATCACAGATGATGAGGTAATCATTGACTTTACTCATGGTTGGTCTAATCGGTTTGGCAGTACTTTTAAAGGTTATTTACCAACCCTCATTGATACACCAGACGAAACAGGTCTTGACTCTGCGAAGACAGATCTAATGTCCAGTATTACTGCAGTATCAGAATATGCAAGTACTGAGGCATCTGCTCTTTCCGAAACTGTCGGTAACGCAACAAGTATAGGTACGGATACTGCCATTGGTGCGGCTGTAGGTGCATTGATTGGAGGGACTGGTAATTTAGCAGGTGGTCTTGGTAACCTTGTTGACGATCTAATAGGTGATGTTGGTGATTTTGTCGGTGGTCTCCTACCTGATATTGACACAGGATTTGGTGCTGCACAAGATCTATTCGAAGATCTGACGGGAAGCGTAGGTAATCTGTTGAACGATATTCTACCAGACTTTGGTATAGCAGGAGATGTCGTTGAAGGTGTTATTAAAGATATTCTAGAAGGTGGTGATGCTAACTTTGCCAAAGCAGCAAAGACTATTCTTGGTGCAGATCCAAACTTATCACCTGAAATGCGTGAAGCGATTCAAGAAGTAGACCTAGACAATGTAGATAATGTCGCAGATTTGTCTGCACAGATAGATCAAAAAGCAAGAGAGAAAGGTGTTCCTGCTGCCGAAAGAGAAGCAGTAGCAGGTACTATAACCCAAGTAGAAAGTGCACTGGACAAAGTGGATACTACTATCTCCGGAACAATTTCCGCAGAGGTAGGAGATTTCTATACGGAAGATACAGATCTTGCAGAACTGGTCAACAGGTATATTGGTGCTGCGACAGAATCATTTACTTACGTAGACTCTAAAGAAGAACTTGGACTTGAGTTCAGTCAAATCACCAGAAAAATTTCTGAAGTAATTATCCATGCATCCGATACCTACACAAATGCAAATATAGGTTCAGAGGAAATTCACCTCAGACACAACGATGCAGGACATGATGGATTACAGTATCACTTCGTGATCAGACGTGATGGTAGACTGCAGAGAGGAAAACCAATAGACGATTTTAGTGATGCAAGTAAAATCAATGGACATGAACAAAATTGTATTGATGTGTGTCTAGTCGGTGGTATCAATGTTCCTACTGAAGCAGATGCACCAAGTCTAAATCTGTCTGCATCATCTTACACACAAGCACAGATGAAAACTCTAGAGGCATTACTTGAAGCATTTTATCAGAAAGTGCCTGGCGGTCAAGTGTTGGGTCACAATGATATTGATCCTGAATCTCCTGATCCTTATTTTGATGTAGGGTCTTATGTAGAGAATCTGTTTGGTAAAAAATCAATATATGAAAATCCTTTAGTGGACGCATCTGTATCACTAGCGGACTTAGTTAAGAAGAAACCAGTATGACAACGACGATTAAAAAGACAAAGATAGGTGACAACGAAGCGATAGAAAACACCGAAGGTGCACCTATTGATGGGTTTCAAGATCCTACTGGTGAGTATCCCAAGAGAGAATACTACTATGGATCTTCTATTAATAGATCCGCTCGTGGTCTCAAGGTAGAGAACCTTTATCTTGGTGGTGGTGTTGAAAACTTAGATCTGAATCTAGAAGATCAAGAACCGTCTCGTTTTCCATTCAACCAAGTAAAAGAGACTTCATCCGGTCACGTCATCTCATATGATGATACGCCTGGCGGTGAACGTATTCTCATCAAACATCGTAAGGGTGCGGGAGTAGAAGTCCGTGCTGACGGTTCTGTAGTTATATCTGCTCTCAAAAATAGAGTAGAAGTCACTGGTGGAGATCAAACCATTATCATTGAAGGTAATGGTAAGATGCACTATCAGGGAGATCTAAACCTAGATGTTCAAGGTGACTATAATGTTAACGTTGGGGGTGACTACAACCTAAACATACAAGGGAATTCGTTCAACAGTATACGCAAGAATATAGAGACTGTTGTTGGTGCAAATACTCAATATGAAACCAAGGGTACTGCAACAAACAAAACGCTTGAGCATAAGGTTGATGTTGTACTGGGTAATAATGACCACATTATTAAAGGATATAATAAGGTCAACGTTGGTGCTCAGATGGAGTTTTATACTGGAAACTATTTCCAAGTCTCTGCCGAAGAGAACTTCGGTGTGTCTGCACTACAGGCAAACATTCAGGCAACCGAATTATCTGTTGTTGGTATGAAAGGGATAATTGGTGGAGAACAGGTAGAGTTCACAGGGCCGGTGTACATGGGGCCACTAGGAGACCTTCCGTTCTATTCTGGTGCTGCATTCTATGGGTCATTCCATGGACAGTCAACCGAAGCGATTCGTTCTTACAGTGCAAACCATGCAGAGTACTCAGACTGGGCAAACGAAGCAGGTGCTGCAAAGACTGCAGACAAAGCAAACTCTACGCCTGGCGGACAACCTGTACCAAGTGCAATCGAAGCACAGAACGCATTCCTATCTGCGATTGAAGAACAGGAAACCATTGCACCATTAAAGGTTGTACCAAGAACCGATGCGGTTGCTAGTTTGTTGATGACTGGATACCACTCTATCAAACCGATTGTTATTGATGAAGAAGATGATATGCGTAACACACTCTTGTTGCGTGATGACTATGGTGGTCTGTATGAGAAACATCCGACTATCAATGAGATTAGATCTACCATGAGAGATGAGACAAACCGTGAACACATGAATGATTATGAAGTTAAAGTTATCGATCAGTTAGTTGCTGACGGTAAACTCGCTGCTGATTGGAAGAGTACTAACCCGCCCAAAATAGGACGTGTTTCGAAGGGTGGAGAGATTAGTCCAAAGTATGGATATAATGCTCTGGGTAATTCAGTGAACAATAGAGGTAAGAGATTTAGATGATTATAGCACCCGACCAAAAATTCAATCCAGATTTTCAGGACAAAATTACTGGGGGCACTAAACTTGCACCCGGCGTTACTCTATCTAAGTTCTTTGGAGGATCAGGCAATCCCTGCAGTATCTCTTCGATTGAAAAATATAGGTTGAACGAGAACGACGAATTAAAACAACTCGCACGTAACCTATATCTCCATGCAGAGTTGTTTAGATCCATTAACGGTAAAACTGATCAATTCAAAGATATACGATTGATTGTTGTTGAAGGAGTATACCGTGGTGGCCCTCAAGAAGGGTTTGGAGATAACGAAAAAGAGATTCGGGGTGATAATATACTCAAACAAGAAGGCAGACTTGTAGTCTATAAAGTAATAGACGAATTCGGTAAAGTTGATTTGGAAAGAACATTCGACGTTGCGGAATACTGGAAAGACTACATGAACTATGAACTGCTTTCACTTGAGTATGATAAGTGGGATCCTAGTGGTGTAATTAATGGACAAATAGCAGTCACTATGCCGAAAGTTTCAGACAGTTATGATGTAGATTTTCCTATGGGCGTACAGACCTTTTACAATGGTCAGTTGTTTAGTGCAAATGAACTGGTCGAAGTTCTAGAAAATTAGTATAAATAGAATTGTATAATTACAGGAACCCATAATGGCACGTGCGTTTTCAATAGAAGATGGTGGTACAGGAAAGACCACAACGGTCAAGACCACCAAGAACCGTGAGTACATAGATCTCGATCTTTCGTTTGCTAAGAAAGGATCTGGTGACGTGTATAAGAAAACGTCTCTTGCGGCAATCAAACAATCGATTAAGTTATTGTTGATGACTAACCGCACAGAGAAGATTTTTTCTCCGTACCATGGTGCGAACCTTCAACAGTATTTGTTTGAATTAGGTGATCGGAGAACAATATCTGATATTAAGTATGCAATCACACAAAACATTAAAACGTTCGAACCAAGGGTTGATCCAAAGACTTTACAAGTACTTCCAGTTTTTGATGAAGGCAACAATACCTTGGAAGTAACAATTATATTCAATGTAGTAAACTCTAATGAATCAGTAGAATTTACCACACAATTAAATAGGTTACGATAATGGCACAAACCACAACTATTAGTTCATCTGCTCTAGATTTTACTTCTATAAAAAATAATTTAAAGAAGTATCTTGAACAACAGAAAGAGTTTGCGGATTATGATTTTGAGGCATCTGGTCTGTCTAACCTGTTAGATGTACTTGCGTATAATACGCACATCAACGGTCTTACTGCAAACTTTGCTCTGAACGAGTCGTTCTTGAATACCGCACAACTTAGAAGTTCTGTAGTATCTCATGCAGAAACTCTTGGGTATATTCCCGGCAGTAAAACTGCATCTCAAGCAAGAATTAATATGTCATTTAACTTGGGAGAGAATACTCCTAATGTCCCAGAGAAATTACAGATTTCTTCTGGATACAAGTTTACTGCTGCAGTGGATGATGCATCGTACACTTTCCAGACACAAGAATTAATCGAAGCACTGAACGATGGTAACAACTTCTTCGAATTCAAAACTCTGAATGGTGACAGAAACATTCCTATCTATGAGGGTATTGCTCGTACTAAGACATTCTTTGCAGGTGGTACTGGTGAAGACATGTTGTATATTATTCCAGACGCAAACATGGATAGAGCGACTGCTGTAATCAAAGTGTTTGAAAGTGCGACATCTGCCGACTTTACTACTTACACAAATCTAGAGACTGCAACTCAGATCACTGCTACTACACCTGCATACATTTTGAAAGAGGCACCTAACGGATTCTTCGAACTAACATTCGGTAACGGATCTACACTTGGTGCAGTACCCAAAGCAGGTTCTAAAATTACTGTAGAATATCTGGCAGTGGATGGTGCTAACGCAAACGGTGCAAGAATTTTTGAACCTATAAATACTGTAGAGGTAACTGAACCTCCTAGTGGTGTTGGACTAGAAAGACTACCTATTGTATCAACCAATTCTAAGTCTATAGGTGGTGCAGACAAAGAGAAACTAGACTCTATTAGAAAGAATGCACCATTCCGATATGCAACTCAAAACCGTATGGTGACACACGTTGACTATGCGAATCTTATTTTGAGAACGTATGGTGCATTGATCAAAGATATTATTGCATGGGGTGGAGAAGACAATCTAGAACCAGAGTATGGTACTGCATTCTTATCGATTGAATTCAAACCAGACTTGACTCAAACGATTATTAATCAAACCAAAGACAACATTCGTGTACTCGTTGATCAAATGTCAATCGCTTCTTTTGGATTGAAGTTTACAGATCCAATCAAGACTTTTATTGAGGCAAATGTATTCTTCCAGTATAACCCAGACTATACTAACCTGTCAATTAATGCGTTGCAAGAAAAAGTACGTAACACTATGACAAATTACTTTGTTACAAACACAGGTAAGTTTGGTCAAGCATTTCGTCGATCTCAGATATTGGCAGATGTGGATGAAGTCAGTAATGCGATTCTTTCTTCTCGTGCAGATATCAAGATGCAACAAAGATTTTTACCTTCTGCCGGAATAGAGCAGGACTTTAAATTTAGTTTCCCTGTACCTATCGCCACACCGGACGATAAGAATCAGATCATTGAAAGTTCTACATTCAAGTTCAGAGGTAAGAACTGTAAGATCAGAAATGAGTTGGTACAACCGACTGCGACTGCAAGTGTTTCTTCTAACCGAATAGAATACGATATCTACGGAAGACCGATTGTCATTCAGGATATTATTACCACAACAACTGCAACTGGGTTGGTCACTGCAACATCTACTGCTTCTGTAAATGGTACAGTTAGTGTTTCTGCGGTAAGTGGATTAACTGCCGGTACTAAACTGCAGGTTGTTGATATAGCTACAGGTGAAAAATTAAAAGATAATGTGGGGTCTTATGTTGCCTCTACAGGAAGGGTCAATCTAGTAGGATTTCAGGCAGATGAAAGTAAGGTGATTAAACTTTCGTGTGTTCCTGCGAACGCAAGTGCAATTGTTCCAGAACGTGAATACATATTGCAATATGATAATACTCGACTGAGTGCAAAAGGACTTCGTACAACGAGCAGTAACTAATGACTAAGACTACTCTTGACAAAACGTTAAAGGATACTATTCGTAGAGACCTCAATTTAAGAGAACAACAAATTGACTCTCTCTTACCTGCTGTCGTTCTGCAGGAATATCCTAAGTTCGTATCCTTCTTAAAAAAGTATTTCGAACTTCAGGAGCAGGACGGATCGTTAAATAGATTCCTCAATAATGTTTTCGAAACAAGAGATGTAAGTCAAACGGATTTAGACCTCTTAGAATACTTTGAGGATGACTATCTACTAGGACAGAATTATTTCGAAGGATTTGATGATAAGAGAACTGCAGTAAAATACTCCAGTTATCTCTACAGAACTAAGGGTACACGATATAGTATTCGTCAGTTCTTCAAGACCTTCTTCGGTATTGAACCAGATGTGGTTTATACGAAACAATATATATTTAAGTTAAACGAATCTAGGGTTGGTGCGGAATCTGCTCGATATTTGACAGACAACAAACTGTACCAGACCTATGCAATTCAGATTCGTTCTGAATTATCGGTTGCACAATGGAGGGATGCATATAAGTTGATGGTTCACCCTGCGGGGATGTACCTTGGTGGATTAACGCAGATCGTTGGTACTGGATCATTTGAAGAGTTACAGTTCGATCCAGGCGAAGCAATCAAACCACCAATCGTATTGGAAGGTACTGCAGACTTCGATGAAAGGGGACACGCACAACACACTGCATTGTTTGATATTAATAATCCAACAGACCCAACCGGAGATCGTATACAGTTCAGAATGATTATGGGATCTGGACGTGGTGGTAGAACCCCGTCAACAGACTACCCAACATTTACTGGTAACGATCTTAATGACGTAGGTGATCTAACTGTTGTTCAGTTGGATAAACTATACTCTAGCATGGCAGAGTTCTTGTCACCCAACTCACCAACGTTGGATGATGATTCAGATGGAACAAGCATCTTGACTGGTAGTACTCCTATCGGAGAAGATTCCGATGTATGGAATGCACGTGTAGGTATGACCGGATTCGATATCTCTAGTACGGAAACAATAGACCAAGAGAGATTTGATTGGGATCCAAGAGTAAGTCGTATCGATTCTGATAATTTGACGTTTGGATTAACTCCAGTGGGAGATTCTGACTCAGAATTGTCACTAAGAAACGTAATTGATGGCGATTACTAGTATAAATAGACAGTATAACCTTTAGGTAAAAGAGAATGACTAAACAGGTATTAAACAGAGGAACAATTGCTAACGATGGTACGGGTGATACACTCCGTACTGCGTCATTGAAAATTCAGCAAAACTTTGATGAGTTGTATACCAAGTTAGGTGACGGTCAAGCATTGATGACCCTCATGGACTTTGACTCAGACGCTATTGTTTTCGAAGGAAGAACTGCAAACAACTTCCAGATTAGACTACGTTCCGACGATCCTACTGCAGACCGTGAAGTTCGCATTCCGAACTATAGCGGTGCCTTGGTCATGGACTCTGCAACTCAAACGCTGTCTAATAAGACTATATTGAGTCCGACTATTAGTACACCTAGTATCAATGACACTAGTTCAAATCATCAATACATCGTTGCGGTCAATGAGTTATCGGCAGACAGAACAATTACACTACCTCTATTGACAGGTAATGACACAGTAGTTTTCAACGATCACACTGCAACGTTAACGAACAAGACATTGCAGAACCCTCTTATCAACTCTCCAATTATCGGAAAAGATATTCTTGATAGTGCGGGTAACGAATTAATACAGTTCCAAGATTCTGCTAACGCAGTTAACTACGTTAGAATTAAGAACGCAACGAGTGGTAACCCAGTATACGTACAAGCTGCCGGACAGTCTAGTTCCGATCTGTCTTTGAGAGGATCTGGTAACGGTGGTGTTAAGATCGATTCCCGATTAGTCTTGTCAACTCAAGGACTAAATAGTGGTGGTACGACCAGTTCAAATCAACCGATCACATTATTCAATAATGCTTCGGCTGGTGCAGTTACTCTTTCAGACGGTACAACCAGTCAGAACGGTGAGATTAAATATCTGGTGAATAAAGGTGCTGGTACTCAGACAATCAGTGAAGATGGTAACAACCTTGCCGCATATGCAAGTATTACCATGCCTCAGAACTCTGCGGTAACTCTCGCTTGGTTTGCTGATCAGTGGATAGTAATAAGCAATATCGGCGCAACATTAAATACTTAGGATAGATAGATGCCAGTAATTACAGACAAATTTAAAAAACAAGTCCTAGATGATCTCTTTGATGATTTTAGAGACTCTGATAATGTGAGATACTACGCTGCTATTGGTAGATCAGAAGACTGGAACGATTCAGACGTTGCTACTGTACCTACAAATAGTTTTGCGGATGTGCGTACTGCAAGAAACTCTATGCAGTCTGTTAAATTGATTGAGGATTTGTCTTACGTTATCCCTCGTAGAACTTGGGTCGCTAACCTTATTTACTCTGCTTTTGATGACAACGATGTAGGATTCCCAGAGAACCCATTCTATGTCATCAACTCTAACAACGAAGTTTACATATGTTTACAACAGGGTAAGAGACAGGACGGTAGTTCACAGTTGTCAACTGTGTCGCCTACAGGTAACACGACAGGTGCTCCTTTTACCTTATCCGATGGTTACACTTGGAAGTTCCTTTACTCTATTGGTGCACTTCGTGCAGATAAATTCTTGTCCTCACAGTATCAACCAGTACAGTATGTTGCGTCAACTGACTCAGATTCTCCTGCAGAAGAACTGCAACAAGAGATCGTACAGAATAATGCGGTACGTGGACAGATTCTAAGTTATCGTATTACGAACGGTGGATCGGGTTATACGTCTACACCTACAGTAACAGTTGTAGGTGATGGTACAGGTGCACAAGCATATGCAGTACGTGCAGGTGAAAGTATCGTAGATATTAGAGTAAAAGAAGACTCTGCAGGAAACTCAGGAAATTCATACTACGGATCAGAATACAACTACGCAAATGTAGTTATCACTGGTGGTGGCGGTGACTCTGCCACTGCACGTGCAATCCTAACACCTAACCCCAAAGGATTGGGATCAAATCCAGTTATTGATTTGAAAGCAAGTGGTGTTATGTTCAACTCGAAACCAGACGGTAAAGAGAATGATGACTTCATTACAGGTGACGAAATTTTCCGTCAAGTGTTGTTACTCCGTAACCCAAGAACAGACAGTGCCGAAGGTACTTTACTTACTTCAGCATCCGCACATGGACTAAAACAAATTGTACATGATGGATCAGGGTTTGTCAAGGCAACCGTTCAGAAATCAACGATTGAGGGTCAGACCTCTGGTGCAAAAGCAATCATCGATGATACTAATGATTCAGATAGGATCTGGTATCACCAGAACCAAACTACTGGATTCATTCCTTTCGATCCGTCCGAAGAAATTCAGGTTGTAGGAAATTCTGGTATCAACGGTAACATTACTAGTCTTGTCGGTGCAGAGTTTAACCCATACACTGGGGACATGCTATATATTGATAACCGTTCTGCGGTGACTCGATCAAATGATCAGACCGAAGACTTGAAAATAGTAATTACTATCTAGGATTATAAGAAATGCCAAATACGTTTACTGAACAAACTTTTAGATCGACCTACAAGGACGATTTTAAAGATAGTGATAATTACTCTCGCATTCTATTTAATGCGGGTCGTGCACTACAGGCACGTGAACTTACACAGATGCAAACGATCATCCAAAAGGAGATCTCAAGATTTGCTGACAACATCTTCCAGAAGGACGGTGTTCCTGTATCTGCGGGTGGGGTTTCTGTAAACAACTCATATGCATTCGTAAAAATTTCAGCAGATCAGAATAACTCTTTCAGTGATCCTACTGCACTAGTAGGTGTCAACTTAACTGGTTCCTCTTCCTCTATTAAAGTTAAGGTATTGGAAGCAGTACCCGCAACTGATGGTGGAGATCCTAACACACTTTATGTTCAGTATTTGGACAACCCGTCCACGGTCTCTGTTCAGACAAAGTTTAAAGTTACTGATACAGTAACGCCTGGCGAAACTTTGTCTAATGGGTCAAACGTTAACTTTACGGTTCAATCAACCAACACTACTGCAAACCCTGCAGTTGGATTTGGTAGTACTATTTCTATTGGTGAATCTACCTTCTATGTAAAAGGTCACTTTGTATTCGTTCCGAAACAGACTATCTTCCTTGGTAAGTACAATGCATTTAGATCTGAGGACGTTGGTTTTAAACTTGTACAAGACATTGTTACTGTTAATGACACCGAAGCATTATACGATAACCAAAACGTAACACCTAACCGTTCTTCGCCTGGTGCTGACAGATATCGTATCCGATTAGTACTCATTAAGAAAACTGACTTTGTTATCGGTGAGTCTTTTGTTTACTTCGCAACCGTACAGAACGGTAAAGTAATTCGACAAGTAACTTCTACAGATGGTTATAACGAAGTCAAGAAGTTTGTCAATACTCGTGTCAAAGAAATCAACGGTGACTTCATTAAGAAGTACTGGAAACTTAGATTCGAACCAAATGCAAACATCAATTCAAACTACTTGATGATGAAGATCGATCCCGGCATTGCCTATATCGACGGTCATCGAGCAGCAACT